TGCTAAAAGACCTTAACGAAATGGACGCCGAAAGCAAAACTACCTTAAAAGAAAAAGTTAAAGGTATTGCAACTTGGGTAGCCGAAGACATTAAAGCCCAGGCTAGTTATGCCCCTATGTATAAGCAAGCTTACAAAGTTGCACAAACTACCAGGGCTAACAAAGACCGCGTACCAAATATTACTATCGGCGGTTCGCGGGTTAAATTTTCAGGCGGCGCAGTTTCAGGCGACGTACTTATAGGTTCGGAATTTGGAGCAGACCCAACTAGCGCTAACGGCGCATTTCCTAATGGTGGGCGTCGCTTTCCTTATCGCAGCCCAAAACGCGGGCAAGGTAACGAAGGTTACTGGATTTTTCCTACACTTCGGGCAAGTCAGCCTAAGATAACCAGAGAGTGGCACGAAGCCTGCGACGAAGTTTTAAGCAACTGGACTAAAGGGGTATCTATCTAATGGCAACTCAACGTACCCTTAAACTAAACCTTTTAGCCGACGTTGATAAATTTGGTAAAGGTTTAAAACAAGCTGGGCAAGATACCCAAACATTCGGTAACAAAGTAGGTAAAGCCGCTAAAGTTGCAGGGGCAGCCTTAGCAGCTGCAGGCGTAGCCGCCGCCGCGTATGCCGTAAAAATTGGCGTAGACGGTGTTAAAGCCGCTATTGAGGACGAACAAAGCCAAATTTTACTAGCTAAAGCGTTGCAAAATACTACTAACGCTACAGACGCACAAATAGCAAGCACCGAAGAATACATAACAAAACAGCAACTAGCCTTTGGCGTAGCCGATACCAAACTACGCCCAGCCTTGGCGAACCTTGCTAGAGCTACAGGCGACGTAGGAAAAGCCCAGCAATTAACTAACCTAGCTTTAGACATATCGGCGGCGACGGGTAAAGATTTAGAAAATGTGTCGCTTAGCTTAGCCAAAGCATATAACGGGAACATTGGAGCGCTTACTAAGCTAGGTATTCCACTAGACGACGCTATAAAAAAGTCTGGCGATTTTAATTTAGTACAAGGCGAATTAACACGCTTATTCGGTGGAGCTGCTAAAGCCAATACCGAAACATACGCAGGGCAGTTAGCCATTGTTACCGAGCGTTTTGGAGAACTTAAAGAGAGCATAGGCGTAGGAATTTTACCTACTCTAAAGACCCTGCTAGAGCAGGTTAATTTAGTTGCTAAGGGCTTTTCAGGCGAAGACCCAGACGGGCTAAGTGCCAGGGCGAGAGAGTTAAGCGGCAATTTGGGCGGCGGCGGTGCTTACAGCTTAGGCGGTTCACTTAATGCCGTAGCAGATGCTTTTGGTTATATGTTTAGCGAACTTTCCAGCCCCGACGCTGTAGACGGTATTAGCACTTTAGAACGTATTGCCCGCTCATTAGAAACTTTTGCTAACGCTATTACAAACGTAACTAACGCTTTCAAAACTTATAAGCGTTTTTACGATAGCGTCCCGCAAGGCTTACGCGATTTTATGAACCCATTTAGCAGGTTAGGCGATTACCTACAATTCGCAGGTGGACGAGCTGCAGGCGGTTCGGTGTCAGCTGGTCAAGCGGTGCGGGTGGGTGAATTTGGAAGTGAGATATTTGTACCTTCTGGTTCGGGCAGCATACGTCCAGACAACGGCGGCGGCGGTAACACGTTTATTTTTAATGGCGTAATAGACGGCGAAAGCGCACGCCGAAGTATTGAGCGTTTACTACAAGATAGCGCCAGGCGTACAGGAGCAGTAAACCTAGTAGGGGCTACATTGTGACAACTTACAGCCCTAACCCAACTGTAGAGTTTGACGGCGGGCTAACTTTTGCGGATAACACTATTTCCAGCATTTCCATTAGGGCAGGGCGTAACGACGTCTTAGAGCAACCGCAGCCGTCTTACGCTCGTATTGAACTATGGACAGACGCCAGCGAACCCCTAGCAGTTAATTTAAGCGACGCTGTAACCGTTTCAATAGACAAAGGCACAAGTGGGCAAGAACAGATTTTTTCGGGCATTATTTCAGACGTCGAAATTTCTTTAGACGGTTACGGCGATATTGGAAGTATTGCCCGTTACACCCTTACAGCTGTAGGCGCTTTAGCGCAGCTAAATAAAAGGCTTGTAGGCGCTTCAGGATTTAGTAAAGAGTTTGACGGTACACGGGTATTTAACATACTTGCGGAAGCGTTTTTAACTTCTTGGCTAGATGTAAACCCTACGCTTACTTGGCAGCAATTACCTACGCAGACAACGTGGGCAACTTATGACGCCACTAACGAAGCGCTAGTTAATGCCCTTTCGACTACCGTAGACGTACCAGGGGAATATGAACTAACCGCTTATAGCGGCGGCGAAACTAACGCTTATGAACTAGTCCAACAGGCTGCCCAATCAGGGCGCGGGGTTTTGTGGGAAGGCGGCGACGGGCATTTACATTACGACGACTACAGCGCACGCCTGGACAACACGCCGCTAACGCTTACAGACGACGACATTTTAGCCAGAGGTCTTAGAACTACCGCCCAATGGTCAGAAATTGTAAATGACGTAACCGTAACTTATAAGGCTAACGCCAGCAAAACAGCCCGCGACGAACAAAGCGTTATTTTATACGGGCAGTTAGCGGGCACGCGTTCAACCCAATTAGAGCAGGCTACCGCCGCGCAAGACCAAGCTAACGCTTTTTTGACTTCGCGCAGCTACCCGCGAACATATCCCGAAACTATTATTATTCCTTTACACAGCCCGACGGTATCGGACGCCACACGCGACGCTTTAACCGCTGTTTACAACGGTTTACCCGTCGTAACTAATGACCTGCCAGCCGTTTTCGGAACTTCTTTTAGTGGTTACGTTGAAGGCTGGACATGGAACTTAACCAGATACACCGCCGATTTAGCCCTAACTTGCTCGGCGTTTTACGAAACATACCCGCATTTAGTCTGGTTTCAAATACCAGCTACTACGACTTGGGCGGGGTATACTCCTAATACCAACACATGGGAAGATTTATAAACTATGGCAACTACGACAAACTACAGCTGGAGCACTCCAGACGATACAGCGCTAGTTAAAGACGGCGCTAGCGCAATTAGAACTTTAGGCAGCTCTGTAGATAGCACCCTTTACACCGCATTAGGTGGCGCTTACCCAGGGTTACGTTTAATTAAAAAACAAACTATCGGTACAGCGGTAACATCTGTAACAGTTACAAACGCTTTTAGTGCAACATACCAAAATTATCTTATTTTAGTATCGGACGGCACGGCTTCTGCTAGTGGCGTTTTACGTTTACAACTTGGTGCGACTACTTCTAATTATCAAACAAGCTATTTATACGCCGATTACGCAAGCGGAGCGGTTGCTTCCGTATCTACAGCGTCAGGGTCGTTTTTTAATTATTGTGGTTTATCAAATACAAGTGGTCAAGCATTTTATGCGGAAGTTAACTCGCCATTTTTAGCAAAAAGAACAACGGTAATTGGACATTATGCAGGAGTAGGCGATAGTGGAACGACAAACGGCTATCTTGCAAATACTACGTCTTATACAGATTTTACAATTTTAACAAGTTCGGGCAACATGACTGGCGGCACAATTTACGTTTACGGATATGGAATTAGTTAATGACAAACCCAAACATTCAAATAGATGATGAAGTACGAGAAATGACAGATGAAGAGTACGAAATTTATTTAGCTGGTTTAGCCAGCGCACCAGCGCTACCTACGGCTGAATAATGACCGTTTTAACATGGCTAGCCCATAGTCCTTTAGCTTCATTTATTAAAGTATTTGGCGCTGGGGTTTTGGCTTGGGTACTTATGAACCCAGAGCGCTTAGGCTTACACCCAGCCGCCGCTATGGGACTAGCTGCAGGTCTGCCTATTGTTATTAACTGGTTAAACCCAGAATACGACAACTACGGCAGGGCTAACTTAGATGTATCCGATTAAAGCACCTATTGTTACATTTCCTTATGGCGCTAAATACAAAAACGGCACACTTCACAAGGGCGTAGACTTTCGCGCCAATAAGACCCCAATAACGGCAGCTGTAGGCGGCGTAGTAGTCCATGCAGGGCGACACGTTTATAAAAAGGGCTGGGGTTATGCTTTCGGGGTTCATGTCATTATTGACAATGAGCGCTTTACAGACTGTACAGCGGGCTTATGGGCGGGTTATTGCCACCTATCTAGCGTTAGTGTCAAAGTGGGGCAACGTGTCGCTAAGGGCGATTTAGTGGGCATTTCAGGCAACACAGGGCGAAGCACCGCCCCGCACCTTCATTTTCAGATATTGGCTAGCCGTACCTGGTCACCAAATAAGCACAGAAACCCGCAGAAATGGCTAGACGCATGAGCCAATACATAAGCGTTAAGTCAGACGCCAAAAGCAACCCGCCTAGCCAAAACTTACCTACGGACAAATGGCAAACAATAGAAGCTGGCGGAATTACTAAATTAGTACCTACCGAAAACAGCGAAGTAGGCGCATTATGGGCTTGCTATCTAAACGTAA